GGTAGACCTTATTTTTGTTCTTGGACCAGCTGGAACAGGGAAAACTCTTTTTGCTTGTATTCGTGCTATCCAACTTCTCAAAAAAGGCGATATAAAAAAAGTGGTTATTACTCGTCCTGCTGTTTCTGTGGACGAAGATATTGGGTTTTTACCAGGAAATATTGCGAAAAAAATGGACCCATTTACTCGCCCTATTTTTGATATTTTTCAGGAGTTTTATACGAAGCCGGAGGTGGATAATATGATATATCAAAACATAATTGAGATATCTCCTTTGGCATATATGCGTGGTCGCACATTCAAGAATGCGTTTATTATTGCGGATGAAATGCAAAATAGTACGCCGAACCAGATGATGATGTTGACAACTCGTTTAGGAACAGGCTCAAAGATGGTAGTAACAGGGGATTTGAAACAGACGGATAAACCTACGGAGAATGGACTGATGGATTTTTTAGAGAAGTATAAAAGATATTCAAAAGCAAATAATTTTTCGAATATTCAGTTAGTAGAACTAGATAAAAAAGATATTGAAAGGAGTAAGATAGTCCAGAGTGTAATAGATATGTATGAATTTGTTGAAACATCAAAACCAATATATTCAACTAAACAATAGTTAGTCCAGTACTACAAACAAATATTCCATTTCCCACGGTCGCAAATGCTACATAACTTCCATCACTTGAACAACATATAGCGTTATTTTGACATTGTGCAGAAGAAAAATTAGCAATATTATTAGTATTTGTTGCAAATCTAATATTACTAACTTGTGTCCCACTACTATTAACAAAGTTTGTAGGTGATATAGTTTTGGCAAGGGATGTAGAAGCATTATATCTATACATTGGACTAGTATCATCAGCACCTTTTACAGCAAACAAAATACCAGATTTAGAACTATTATCAAAATCAGATGTCATACAAACAGAGGTTGTTTTATTATTCATTAAAGTAGAAACTGAACTATATGTTTGGTTAGTATTTAAAGTAACCTTTGCATATTTAACAATACTATTATCACTATATATAATTTGTACTGTATCTCCATTGTATGTTGGGTTTTTACTAGCAAATACATAGCCTAGACCATAAGAAAATTGACTAACTGAAGGAGGAAAATAAGTATTTCCATTTGGGTCTGTTTGAGCATAGTCACTGTACCAACTTATACCATAGTATTGACCAGAAAGATTAAAGTTTCCATTAGAGTCCATGGAATAAAGTGATGGATTTCCTAATATTTTTTGTCCGTTACCATTCATAGTTATTGCATAGTTCATTGCCGCACCGATAAAACCACAACAACCATTTATAGGTGCACCATGAGAACCAACTAAAGAACCAGTGGTAGAAGGTTTTGGACCTTTTCCATAAACAGGAGTTACACCAATACTGTTTTGTACTGCACTAGTTCCAGTTGTTTGATTAAAATATCTATTTCCAGTTGTTAAACTAGTATAAGTATATACAGTAGAGAAACGTTGTGGCACATTACTTGATGTACTAGAAGCAGGAGCAACATTGTTTGGTGTAACATTTGTTGATAAGGACAATGTATCTCCATCACTTGACATGTCCATATTCAAAAAAGTACATCCACCTGCCTTTGCGCTATACGCATTTTCAGGACTATTTGTTTGATAAAAGTTTCCAAAATTTACTACTGTTGATTGATTAACAATACTTGAAGCGTATAAAGAAACCCAACTATTTTGGTCTCCATAGTTATTATTGTAATAAACCCATGATGTTCCATAATCAGCACCAATAACACCAGTAAAAGCATTTATGTATTTAACACTAAAAAATACTGCTTGATACTGACCTGTTGAATCCATCGTACAACCTGACCAAATATATGTATTAGATGGGGGCGTATATGTACTTAAAAAAGGTGCTTTATACTTTGTCCAAGCGCTGTTTCCACCGGGACTTGCTGGGTCATATCCATAACAATTACTGTTCCAAATATAACCATCATCTGTTACAGCAATTAAATATTGACCTGTACTATCCATAGCAATAGAGTTATATGAAAAGGTAGAACCGTTTGGGTAAGAACTAGGAGCTTGAACAAATTTTAACCACGAAACTCTAGATGGTTTTAGAGCAAAAATACTTCCTAAATCAGTCAAAGTTCCTGCAACCCCATATGGAATTTTGTAACCAATCAAAAATGAGTTATTACTATAACTTGTTGGGTTTGTGCTAATATCAAATATGTTTGAGATATCTACATATGAACCGCCACTTTTATAAACGTAACCTGTTGCATTCTTTAAACGAGAATAACTATTTGTAAAATTGTATAATCCTGTATGAGGAATAAAAATAGTATTCAAATCTTGTGGTAAAACAAGACCAGATGGGGTTGGTTGGTTTCCACTGTTATCTATATAGTTTGTAACTGGTAGTGACACTTTATATTCTGTTATATATTATATATTATATAATATAAACAAAGTTATTACTTTAAAATTTTAAAACCTTAGTTATAAATGTTATCATATAACCTAATATATTTTTTTTCATTTTATGCAACAGTTTTTCCTGTACTACATACATATATACCTCCAGTTGTGATAGCAGCAACATATGTACCATCATTAGAACAGCAAACTGCATTATTTGGACACCTAGTCCCAAACTCACCTATGTTTACTAAGTTATCACAAAAGTTATAACTAAAAGAACTAGAACCTATTTGACTTGTAGCTCCACCATTTGCGTTATATCTATACATTAATGTGTCTTGTGTTTTTACTGAAAATATATAACCCTTATTTTGATTCTTATCAAAATCAACAGTCATCGCAGAAGAGTTAGTGTAGTTACTATGTAGAGACCCACTGTTTTTGAAACTTGCTTTTGGTGGATAACTAGTGTTATCAATAAAATATTCAGTATAATAAAGTCCTACGTTATATGTATAACCCATTATAACTTGGGTTCCATTAGTAGTAACATCACTTTGATTTGGGTTTCTAGTTGCTACTATATAAAGAGGACCATCACCAGAAGGTAAAGTTGATGTGTCCGTAACAAAAATTGTATTTTTACTAGCATCTGTAACAGCATAATCAGTATAAAAAGTTAAATAGGCACTGTTAACTTGTGACTGCATTAAACCAAATATGTGTTGTCCTGATGCATCCATTGCTAATGAGTATCTCATTGCTTTTGTTATAATTCCACAACCGTTGTATGGAACACCATTTGAAGATGGTGCTGTACCTGTCGGTGCAATTTGATTACCTGTTGTATTATTAAAATAACGATTACCAGTTGTTAAATTTTTATAAGTATAAGTAACAGAACCCGGGTCAGATGAACTAGTATTAGTTTGTGTTACATTTGTACAAATACTTAACGTGTTCCCATCATTTGAAAGAACCATATTGAAAAAAGAGCATCCAAGTTGATAGTCATTACCATTCCCAAATAGTGTCGAAGGAGTACCACCAGTACCAGCATATAATGCTGTCCAATTAGAACCATAGTCAGATGAATAAAAAATAGTTGACTCACCATAATTAGAGGAGTTATTAGGTGATATTGGATAAATACTAAAAAATGCTGCTTGGTATTGTCCTGATAATGACATGGCACAACCTGACCATATAGTTAAAGTAGAGGGACTTGAGTTTGTAACTAGTTGAGACCCTTTTGTCCAAGCTTTATTTGAAACACCAGAAGGGTCATAACCATATATATTACTTGTCCAAACATACCCATCATTTGTTACAGCAGTTAAGTATTTACCGTCTGAACTCATAGCAATAGAGTTATATTGAAACGTAGAACCAGATGGATATGAACTAGTGCTTAAATAAAAACCACTCCAACTTGGAGGAGGAACTGGTTTTATAAGCCCAAATATTTGCCCTATATCAGTCAAAGTTCCCGCAACCCCATATTGTATCCTATAACCAATCAAAAATGGACTAGCAGTATAACTTGCTGGGTTTGTACTGATATCAAATATGTTTGAGATGTCTACATATGAACTTCCATTATAATAATTCAAACCTGTTGCATTTATTAAAGTAGAATATGTGTTTGTAAAATTATGCGAGCCTGAATGAGCAATAAAAATTGTATTCAAATCTTGTGGTAAGGATAATCCATTGGGTGTTGGTTGGTTTCCACTACTATCTATATAGTTTGTAACTGGTGCTGACATTTTATATAATATAAACTATCAATAAAATAGTTAATATTATTACAAAAAAACTCGATATCTTATCTATCTATTCACAACCGATTTCATATTATTTTGTGGTTGTAATACGGTAAACTCCAGTGTCATTGTATAGTCTAAATTACTAAAGTCACATAAAACATTATTATGATATCTCAGTTTTATTTTCAACTTCCTTAATCTTTCTGCTGGAGGATTGTAGTACTTATAATAACTATTATTACGGTCATACCACTCTGACAATGGAGTCGTAGGAATACCTATCTTTGCAAAAGAAGAGTTCACCACACCACTCGTTTCATTTGTATGAGTTGTAAAAGGATTCACCGCAAAAGGGATTGTCTCGTCAATACAATTCATTCCTTCTATTTCTAAATAAATACATGTAGGACCGAATATATTCAACTTATTCACACATTCCACAGAGGAAACTTGACACCCTGGTTGTAATGGATTTGGAGTAAGCCATGTTCCTAAATCTCCACTATTCACACTTCCATAAAAGAAACGGACATAGTTGTTCGCATTTGTCACTGAAGTTACAGGTGTACTAGGAAGACCAATAAATGATGGAAGACCCCAGTTATTCGAATCGGGTAAAATCTTATTACTACGACCGCTATAACAAGCTGGTAAAAAAGAAGTGACTGCGAATGAGTTGTTTGTGAGAACAAAAGTACTACTACGATTACCAAACCATACTTTTTGCGATACAGCATTGAATACTACTATAAAGTCGGTATATCCACCAATAGCATTGAACTGGTTAATAAAATAAGAGGAAGGATACTGGGATTGTGGAAACCCTGAAATAGTATTGTTCTGAAAATAACTTAGTATGTATTGTGTTACAACATAGTTGAAACGATTTGTCAACTCAGTCACAATTTGTGTTGGTGTGTAAAAGCCTTCTGTGATAGTAACAACATAGTCGTTATTGATATTACTATATAAAGCTTGGAATATAGCATTTTGAAGAGGATTTGTGTTATCAAAGTAACCGGGATTATATGGATTATTAATCTGAAATGTCATCACAATATTTGAGTTTGCCTGTGAGAATGTGTTGTAGTTACAAGGAAATGTCCAGTCATTCAGTTTTACAGTAAGAACATTCAAATAGTCTTCTGGTAGTTCAATTTCAAAATTAGCAGAGGAAGGATATTTAGTAGTATCTCTGTCTTCTGAATGAATGGATACATACTTTCTATATAACAAATATTCATTTGCATTTGTAATAAGAGGATGTGTATGGTTCAAGTTTAAACTATTGTTTTGAGAAGAAAATGCTTTATTCACAGGATTATTAAGGTTATTTGGGCTATTGTAGTTCATAATTTTATACCTATGTTAGTTATTATAATATAATATAAAATTATTTATATCTATATATTTTTATCCTATAAACAAATTATAGGTTCAATAATATTTTTCTAAAATATAATATAATAAAAAGAACATAGAAATGTCTTCCAACGGTAGCCCTTATGGAACAATTTATTTGAAAAGTTTTCAGACAACACCAAATCCAGATATAGTAAATTGGTTATATCGTCCAGTTGATGCGGTTGATACAACACCTGGAAACGTATATATTACACCTTCTAACCAAAACTCAAGTGTCTATGTAGACCAAGATATTCACGCAGCAGGAAATATTTATAACTTGTCTGATGTTTCTACAAAAGAAAACATTGAAGATATAGATGTTGACTTTTTGAATAAAGTAATAGTGGAGATAAAACCAAGGACATATCAGTTTAAAAGAGATATCCAAGAGGATAAAGGGGAAGAGGCTGCTCCTGCTCCAACACATTATGGGTTTATAGCACAAGAAGTAGAACAAGTTTTGCCTGAACTAGTATCTTTTACAGCAGACACCGACGAAAATGGAAATGCCTTGAAATGTGTAAACTATGTAGAGTTCATACCTCTTTTATTGAAAAAGATACAGCTTATGCAAAAAGAAATCAGTGAATTGAAAGAAAAAGTAGAAGGCTCAAGTTCCATTTTCCCTTGTTTTCCTTGTTAGAAGTCTATCCTCTTGTTTCGATAAATATAATATTATAAATATATAAGAATAGTTATAATAAAATGTCTTCCGCAGCTTCATCATCAAATATAAATATATCATCAAATTCATCCGGTTCAACTCCTTATATGTATGCTTTTTATACGTTCATTTACACAAGTCTTATTCTATTTATAATGTCCTTTTTTACCTCAAGTTATACATATATAGGAAGTATTGTATGTGCGGATGCTTGTTTATCAGTTGCATTAATTATTATTATGGTAGATATATTGTATAACCTATTCAACAAGTCTATAGAGAGAACAAGTAGTCAGAATATGTTGTTCAATGTAATATCAAGTATAGGACCATTCTTATTCATATTTGTTATTATATCATTTTCTGTGTATTATATGGTTTCTTTCAGAGAAAAGATATTGAGTGGACAGGTGTCTCCTAGTTATATTACATTCAATAATATGTCGATAGTTCTTATTATAATACAAACTCTAGTACTGTTTAGTGCAGTAACTAATAAAACATACAGACAAACTGGAAAAATATCTAAAATTACATCAAGTTTATTATACTTGGTATCTCTAATAAATGTTATTTGTTTATATATCATATATGTTGTATTAAACTATTATGTCACCGATGGAATGAGCATAATGAACAAGATGATATAAAAGATGATATAAAATATACAGTACTCTAAAAAATCTAATAAAAAATCTAATACATAGAAACTATTACATATATTTATATTTCTGTCATAGTTTTAGAGCATTTGAAAGTAACACCATAACAATTTTCGTTTTCCCAAATACCAGATATTTTCAATACGACAGATAGGTCACTGGTTGTTCTTGGAATATCGCCATCTTCTTCTAAATGGTCTTCATATTTATTCTGTGTATTGAATTGCTCTTTTGAAGTGGTGGACTGTATGTTATAGTTAATTATTTTCAAGTTACCGTGTGTGATATTTTCACTTATTTTGAATAATGGAGATTTATTTCGAATCCCTGCTTTTTTCAAGATGGTTTCTTCTATTTCTTTTACTTTTCCCAATACTTGTTTGTTTTTATTGATATCAAATATGTATTTTTGTTTATTATAATATTTTTCAATACGAACATCTTTCAAAGGCAACAGTAGGTATATGCCATTCAAGACAAAAGTGTTTATTTTATAAAGTATTCTTATGAACACTCCGTTTTCTATGATGTTATTTTTGATAGGTTGGCAAAAAAATATATTGTTCTCATTGAATTGGTTGACTTGTTTTACAATATTCATATTATGTATAGGTGTGATTTTAGATATATGAATAGTATTATATGTATTTAATATGTTATACATATAATACAAAAAAACAATACTAAAAAACAATAGTAAAAAAAGAATACTAAAACAAAAAACAAATAAGTTATAATCACCATTTAAAAATAGAACAGTAGTATATTTATTATAAAATAACAAGTCCAACATAGTATGAAGTTTTATGAGACCCATTTTGATGAATATATTACAGAAGTAAAAAAAGAAAACCTACATCCTAAGATGGAAAAAGTATACGGAACTTTTCCAAAGAATATGAGTCAGTTAACCAATATTATTTTTTATGGTCCTGCTGGTGTAGGTAAGTATTCGCAAATGTTATATTCTATTAAAAAATATAGCCCTAGTGAGTTGAAGTATGAGAAAAAAATTATTATAACTACAAGTTCAAAACAGCAATATATTATAAAAATAAGTGACATTCACTATGAAGTAGATATGTCACTACTAGGCTGTAACTCTAAAATGCTATGGAATGAAATATATGAACAAATAGTAGATGTTGTATCAACGAAACCAGACAAGACTGGCATTGTAGTATGTAAAAACTTTCAGGAAATAAACAGTGAATTACTGGAAAATTTTTATAGTTATATGCAAAAGTGTTCTTCGGTAGACCTGAAGTACATATTGATATCGGAAGAAGTGAGTTTTTTACCAGATAATATTTTAAACTGCTGTAAAAAAATAAGAATAGCAAGACCAAACAAAAATAAGTACAAGACTTGTATAAACAAAACATCGAACCTAAATATCAAATTGAACGAAATTAGAAACTGTAAAGATATCAAGGCTGAAATACAAATACAAAATGGTTCAGTTTTAAACACACATGCGCCATCAACAACGGAATGTTCATTGAAAGAGCACAAAATTATATGTGATAAAATTTTAAAGGCAATTCTTACAGTGGAAGATTTTCAATATAACAAGTTTCGCGACTTGTTGTATGATATGTTGATATATAATCTCAATGTCACACAATGTATATGGTATATTTTATCCTTTATTGTAGAAGAAAAAAAAATACCTACGGAAAAACTAGGAGAGGTTTTAAATAAAACATATTCCTTTTTAAGATACTATAATAATAACTACCGTCCTATTTATCACCTGGAATTGTATTTATTATATATTATGAAAATCGCAAATGGATTTTGAAACACTTATTTAAAGTGATGATGTTTCTTTGACTTTTTATTGGTTCTTTTTTTGAGACCACCCTTTTTTACCTTTCTTGTGAGAGTTATTTTGCGTCGCAAAGACTTTTTGCCCTTTTTGTATTTATATTTGTATTTATA